GTTTCTGTTATCCTCGCCCTGTGATCGCTTCTGCTCACTTTTTACTCGATCTGATTCAGCTTGTCCCCGGTTCTCTTCATTTTGCTGTCTCTCTTTTTCTGTTGCTGCCCGGCTCTCTTCATTCTGCTGTCGTATTTTTTCTGCTGCTGCCCGGCTCTCTNNNATTTCTCTGCTGCTCTGCTTTAACTGCTGCACTGTTCGTATCCGATATTTTTTCAATCAGATCATTGACTTTCACTTCGATTGCCGTAAATTCATTAGACGATTCTATAGCACTGTCACTTCTTTGAGTCGTTTCAATCTCGATTTCAAAGGTGGCACTTGTAATTATCTGTGTATCATCCGCTGTCCGGATCTCTACATTACAATATGCTGTTCCAGATGCAGCTAAAGCCTGACTTGTAAGATCAATGGTTACTTCATTTCCACTGTATGTACATTTGTTGTATACGAATTTTCCATCTGGCTTTTTTATATTCACTATGGCACGGGCACCGTCCGGAATCATATATGGTTCTCCGTTATTTACCAATTTGACCAATACACACCGCGTAGCACGGTCTCCTTGCACCGCAGACACCATATATTTCTTTATATCCCCGGACATTTCCATTGTAATATTGGTTACCATCTTAGACAGGCTCATCTTCCCCACCTCTTTTCCTGCTTAACCATGTTAATCCATCTTCTTAATTGCCTCTTCAAATTCCTTCCGGTCTGCTTCAAACGTTTTTTCATTTGCATTAAAAACATCCTGATTCTGTACGGAATAATTTACACTTCTCTTTCCGTCTGCCGATATGGATGCGCTAAAATACACATACGGTGCATCAGATTCTGCAATTCTCGAATATCCGCTCACATTTACTGTCTTTGTTACTTCTAACATAATTTTTCCTCCAATCTTTCTATACGTTGTTTTAATATTTCAATTTCTCCATTTAAAGTACAATTACTCATTCGTAATTGTTCAATTTCTTTTTCCTGCCTTTGGATCATCTGCACATGCATTGCGTGCAGTTCGTCTTTATCAACTCGATAAACATACTGATCTCCAATAATATCCATTTCGTTTGACAAATCTGCATCACATTTTTCCTTGTAAACCAAGCTAAGATTTCCAAGATTTAATTTTTTTGCAATATCCTCGATATCCTGTGCGATAAATCCGTAATGGATACGCTCATCATATCCTTTTAATCCAGTCTTAAACTTATATTTTCTCGGATTAAGGTGCATATACAAATACGTTATATCCGGCATATCTGCAAAATCTTTTTTTAATCTCCTATCAGATCCACTCTTTTGGAAATTATTGCTTACCCATGTTGTCGTGGCCAAGTTATGGCTGCTGTCTGGTCCCTTTATATTCCCATGTCCTGTGTCCGTATAAGATAAGTTATCAAATTTTAATTCTTCTTTTGTTACTACAGGAGAACCCATATTTGACAAAACACCATCTACCGCAACACTTCCCGGAAAGTGGGTGTGCATATCCCGACCACCGAATTGCAGTATTCCTAACGATGTAACTTTAATTATTTCATACTTATAATTATTCCCATGCCAAGTAAAACCATAATTGATTCCATCATAGAATGTTGCACGCGTGAATTCGCTGTCATCACTTTTAATAACTCCGGTAGTAATATTTGCTCCGTTAATTGTGGTCGATCCAGCATTCGCCAAATCGTTAAATGTAACGAATCCCGTTACCGTTATATTGGCAGCACCACTTGTTGTATCAATCAGTTGGCCATTTTCGTCATATAGCTGTATCGTAATTCCTACGGTTTTCTCCCCGCCTGTGGCTTGTAACGATAATTTATGCGGCAACTGTGATATCTTCGTTGCAATTTCAAGATTTTCCCGTGATCTGTCTGCCACCTCCGTTTCAATGCTTTTCTCTGTCTTTTCTACCCTTACTGTGATCTTCGAATCTTCATTCTGTCTGGCTTCTGCTTCATCCGCGATATCGTCCGACAGGTTTCCTTCCTCTGTCGTTGCGCGATCCGTCTCGGCATCCACTTCCTCCTGCTGGATCTCCGCAAATGTTTTATTAACATTTGACAGTTCAACTGTATTTTTTTCCGGTGTCTCTGGATACTCTACAATTTTTACAATTCTCTGCTTGTCCTTAATGCCTTTTGACTTGGATATAATTGTAACTGTATCTCCAATTCCATATGCAAGGATATCCTTATAGACTTCACTCTGCTTTGCCAGGTCCTGCACTTCCGCAGTATACTGTCTGTATGGCTTCGATATTTCCGCAAGTTTTGCGGTCGCGTCTTCTATAAGGCTATCCACCACGGTATATCTTTCATCTTTCCATACACATGCTTTTACTTTGCTGCTGTACTGGTGGTTATCAATATAATCTTTTCCCAGCACTGTTTCCGGTGTGAGTCCATCTTTCCCGATTGGATAAATCCTTGTATAAAAATCATAGGTATCAGATTTTCGCGTCATTTTTTTAAGGTTTAATCCCTCAATAAAATAGGCGCCCTTATCTTCTCCGATTCGATCATAGATATCAATTTTCTTTTGCAGCGTATCTATTACACATTCACATCTGTAAGTGCTTAATGCTTTCTGCAGAACACTCCACGCTGTCTGCTGGTCAGATTCACGGATTGTTCGTCTTTTTGTAACCTCACAATTGCGGATGCTCCAACCTGTACCATCAAAAGCAATTTGCAAACATTCCATGATTGTCTTTTCAACCGTCTCAAATCCGGTCTTAAATACCTTTGATTCCAACTCTTCCACGTTTAAGGTGGCTGTATATGTATTAAAATCATCAGCTTCATTTATTTCTTTCAATACATACTCATCCGTTTTCGTCCTGATATAGCACTCTTCTTTTAAATCGTTCACCAGAGCAGCATTTGCAGGATACTGGAAAGACATCTCTTTATCTCCGGAATCAAGTGTTGTCGTAATGGATCTATCCTTAAATCCGGTCAGTATTCCAATTCGGTTTTTATTTACGTCAAAAATTTGCAACCTAACCGCCT